AGACTATGGCAAAGAGCCTGATATGGTTCTTATATCCGCGATTGTACACGATGACTATTCACTTGTAGATCAGCACTCACTAAACCATATTGCCAGAAACTACAACCTTCGTCGTCCAAAGTTTTATAACTATAACTCTATTGACGAACTGCAAAAGGCAGTTGTTGATATGCGGGACTTTGAGGGCATATGCCTGTATTACAACGACGAACAGGATATCTTAAAGATCAAGAGTGCCCATTATCTGTATCTGCATCGTGCCAAGAGTGAAATTTCAAGCATAGACAAGGTTATTGATGTATATATTGACTGGTTTATGGACCGTCATACATTATCTCACGAACCTACTGGCTATACTGAGTTTTTTGATTATATTACGCATAAGTTTGACTACGAAATCGCAAATATGGCAATCGGACACATCTCACGCATATGTGATGCGATGAAAGAAGTTCATACTATAATGAACGCACTGTTTGCTTTCGCTGCCGCTCGTTCTAAAATGCCACGCAAGTTTGCTGCGGCAGAAATATTACAAGCATATGGTAGCACAGGCAGATCTGCGATTGTATTCAAGGTATTGGATGGAAAGCCTATAACAGCAGATGACTACAAGAAAATCCTATACCAAGTTCTCAAATGATCATCACAAAGCATCCTGCGAGACTAAAACAAACTATGCTTCTCGCAGTGATGCGTTGCGTGATGCCAAAAGAATACTATCTGAATACAGATCAGCAAAAACTCCATACAAATGCAGTTATTGCGGATATTGGCATTTAGCAACAAAATACGACTAATAACTTTTTATTTTATATTTATTTATGATGGCAAAAACTAAAACTGAATATACCGACAAGATCGCCAAGAGATTAGAGATTGGAGATGTTGTTGTTTCATCTACTGGAAAAAAACTGACAGTCACTAAAACGATACAAAAAGAAAATAAAACTATTATATTGTTTGATGATGATATGGAAATAGATTTTGATCCATACTTCAGGTTTGAGAAGGTAGTTGTTAAGTAAATTACTTCTTGACTTTTTATACCTTTTTGTACATAGTTATAGTACAAAGGATATATGAATGTGATCCATCAACCAGTTCTATGCCTAAATGGCTTATGGCAGGCTCTTAACACGAAAACTGTTAAAGAAGCACTTATTGCTATGCTGGGTGGAGTTGATGGTAAAAATCCAGCCGCACTTGCTATTGATATGAACTTTCCGGTTGATAATGATGGTAATATAGACTGGGATAGTCCAGAATATGTGCAGCCAGTTGACTGGGATACTTGGAGCAAGTTGCCTGTACGTGATTATGATCTTGCTATACATACAAGCACAATGACTATTCGTGCCCCGCGAGTAATCATTCAGCCGAACTATAGCAAAATGCCTGTAGTCAATCCTCGTCCTACGAAAGAAAGCATTCGTAAGCGAGATGGTGGTGTATGTCAGTATACTGGCAGAACACTATCTTGGAGAGAAGGTAATATTGATCATGTTGTACCTCGTTCTCAAGGCGGTAAAAATACTTTTGAGAATATGGTATGGTGTCATAAAGATATCAACAGCCGCAAGGCGGACAAAACTCCTGAACAGGCTGGTCTGAAACTTATTCGTAAACCAAAAGCGCCCAAGGCTATACCTGTCAGTTCAACTATACAAATTGCACATCATCCAAGCTGGGTGCATTTTTTGGATAATGTGCTGGAGGTAAGAGGAAAAATGGCTTCTTGACAAACAACGTGCCATAGCATATAGTTATGGCACTTTTTTATATGACATTTTTATATGTTGCATTATTCTTATTGTATGGAGTATCTGGCTATTTATTTTATATCAACCATAAACTCAAGAAACAAATCAAGTCGCAAGATACTTCGCACAAGAAGGCACTTGCAGAAGCAGGCAACGCCATAACAGATACACTAAAGATTGCTTTTGATAATATAAAGCAACATAATGCCAAACTGGATAAACTAAACAACAAACATACAGAATATCAATCAAGATTTCATAGACTTGAGCAGCATCTACAACAACTGCTGGCCAAGTATAATAAAGATAATGCCAGAGAACTAAAAAAACAGGAACCTGAAAATGAACGCAGAAACAAAACAAGTTGAGTTTGGAAAACTTGCGGTAGGATCAAAGTTTTATCTGTCAAAGCCGTCAGATAATGCATCCGCAGTATTTACCAAGATCGTTTCATCCAAAAGCGAAGGTGGAGTATGGTCCAATGCCAAGAATGGTTTTGGATTGACGACATTCGTTCAATACGATAAACGTGTTTGGACCAAGATCTAAAATGCCCAGACCAAAGAAATCCACAATAGACTCTGCTCCTAAAGCAAAGGGACTGTTTGATCATATCAATCATGTTCGTGAAAAGCAGGATCCTGATTATTTTGACAAACTGTCTGACGCTGACAAAAAGAGTTGGTCCAACTTTATGGTATGCCGCTTTTTGAGCATGCAGCCTGAACTTATTGATGCTGTGAACCAAGTACAAAAGTATAGTGGCGTATTGTCTCCCAAGGATTTTTACAAGGTACTGATTGCTTTTGTGCCAAAACGCAGAGCATTCTATCCATATATCAAGTCAAAGTCTGAAAAACATAATCCGCAGTTGTTGAGACTGTTGTCTACTCATTTCCAAGACAGCGAAAGAAATGTGTTGGAATATATATCTATCTTGACAAAGGACGATGTTGTAAACATCATAGGCAAATACGGTTATACAGAAAAACAGACCAAAGAACTTCTTGAAGCATGAAAAACGTGATTGGATTATCCGGCGTGGGCCGAAGTGGTAAAGACACCTTTGCCAGCATACTTGAAATCAAACTTCAGCAGGCTGGATATTCAGTCAAGAAAGTTTCATTTGCCGGTCCACTGAAACTGGATTGCCAAGCATTCTTAAAAGACTATCTAAATATTGATGTATTCACACAGAATACAGCCGAAAAGACTTTGTTTCGGCCAATGCTTGTATGGTATGGCGACGCTCAACGCAAAAGAACTGAAGGAAAATATTGGACGAATCTTGCGAGCAAAGAGATAGAAAACAGTAACGCTGACTACTATATCGTTACTGATGTAAGATATGATCATTACCCTGTAGATGAACTACAATGGCTCAAGGATACTTGGAAAGGCAAACTGTGTCATATCAGCAAATATACAATGTTCAGAAATCCATTCCCGCCAGATAATAGAGTGTTTGTAGAGCCCGCCAACGATCATGAGGCGGTCAACGACCCAAAGATCAAAAAGGCGGCGGACTTCGTGGTAGAATGGCCAGATATCAGTGAAGGTAAGCCGATAAATGAACGAGAACTATTGCTAAATCCTACGCTAAACGAATATGTTGATGCGTTTATATCTGCTTGCAATATTCTTCAGAAGCCGGACTCTTCGTCGTCTTCTTCATCTTCTTCGTAATTTCCATAATCTTCACCTTCGTCGCCATCGAACTCACCAATCTCTTCGCTGAGATCCTTGTTTAGATTTGCGAAATCTTCTTGATTCAAATCAAGTTTGGAAATGATTGAAGAGATAAGTAACGCCAATTCACTCTTGGTGAATTTTTGCTTGGACAAACCAGCAGCAAACTTACTTGATATGGCGTAGATAATGTTTCTTCTGGCAGTCTTTTCGTCTTCGGTGTAAATGATACCGGGTATTGGATTGTCGGAGTTATGCATATCACTCAACTTTGCCATTTCTTCCTTTAGCATCTGATTATACTCTTTCTCGCTGCTCGCTAATTCTTTTATTATGCTTTTCAACTCTTCTATGTCTTTCTTCCTCACAACCTTTGCCACAGAAAATGTACGTAGTATTCCCTTTTTCTGCAATATATGGGTATATGGTTTATTCATAGTGTGTTTATCTAAATAAATATAAGAATTTTAAGATTGACATCACTATTGTTGTGATATAATGTATAAAGATATGTCTACTAACGAATTTTTTGAAGAACCGGTAGTTGTTGCTCCACAAACTGCCGAACCAGAGAAAAAGAAAATCAAATCGGTGAGTTTTTCTCAATATGCTATGTGGCTCAAGTGCCCAATGCAATGGAAACTGTCGTATATAGACAAACTTGCTCCGTATGAAGCAAGCATTCACACCGTCTTTGGTGACGCGGTTCATTCTGCTCTACAAGAGTATCTTAGATTATTATACAACGTAGACACAAGTGCTGCTGATAGTTTTGATTATTATGCGGAGTTTACCAAGGTGTTTGAAGAAGGCTTGAAAGATCTGAAGATTGCCAACGATGATCAACTGAAGTTGACTGAAGGCGAGTTGGAAGATCTTGATTTGATTACTCCGACCATTGTTGAAGAGTTTAGAAATGATGGTAAAGTCATTCTCGATCACGTTACTGGATATGCTATTCGCAAGAAGCATTTTCCAAGCAAGCAGTATGAAGTGATTGGTATTGAGTTGCCGTTGGAGATCCCGCTTCGTAATAACACTATATTATACAAGGGCTATCTCGACATTGTGCTCAAAGACAAGGCTACGCAAAAGATTCTTATTCTTGACTTCAAGACTTCAACTCGTGGCTGGAACAAGTATCAGAAGATGGACCGCACCAAGATTGATCAGTTGTTATTATACAAGCGTTTCTATCATCAGATGTTCAAGGTTCCGATGAGTGAGATCGAGGTTGAGTTCTTTGTCGTCAAGCGTAAACTGCTTGAAGACGTAGAGTTCCCGCAACAACGCATTCAGCGTATCAGTCCCCCAGATGGCAAACTGAGTATGAAAGAAGTTGAAAGTGCCTTCTTGGAGTTTATCAACAATGGATTTACGGCTGAAGGCGAGTATAATACAACGGGCCACTTTCCAAAGAACCCAGAGAAGGCTCGCAAGAACTGCAAGTATTGCGTGTTTAAGACTCTAAAGAGTCCCGAAGGCAAACTTTATTGCGACGGTAAAGAAGGTTAATATAAACTTTCATTAGTTTTTATATGAATTGAAATATACGTTTCATATATATGTATATACAGAAATCACATAATACATATGAAACTAAAGACAAGTCACGATACATCATTCACCTCTGTTCACTTATTCAAGGATAAGTATGCCTCTTTCAAGGAAGCGGGCGTTAGCAGCGGAATGACACTGCAAAAGCTCGTAAATCGCTGTGTATATCTATACATCAACGATCCAGAGTTCAAAAAGAAGATTGATGCCGAAAATTCTTTACAAACTAGCGGTTCTGCATTTTAAAGATTTGACAGAACAAAGATTTAAATCATAATACAAGGTTATATATGGTAAATGGTTATATTCCTCAAAAGGATCGTAAAAAGATTATTCTGCTGTGCGATGACCTGAGAATGCATTCTGGTATTGCCACTATGGCAAGAGAGTTTGTAACTGGTCTAGCTCACAAGTACAACTGGGTGCAGATGGCTGGCAGCGTCACGCATCCCGAAAAAGGCAAGATCATGAATCTTGATCAGGCGACGAATCAAGTTGCTGGTATAGATGATTCATATGTTCGCCTTTATCCCGTGGACGGTTATGGTGATGCAAATTTACTTAACGAAGTTATCAGAATAGAAAAACCTGATGCACTACTACACTTTACCGATCCCCGTTTTTGGATTTGGTTGTATCAGATTGAGCGAGAACTTCGCCAGAAGATTCCAATCGGGTTCTATAGTATTTGGGACGACCTTCCATATCCAATGTATAATCGTCCATATTATGAATCTTGTGATTGGATTGGTTGTATCAGCAAACAGACCGAAAATATTGTTAAGAACATTCTTGGTAATGTGCTGGATAATCCAACTAAGGTTTCATATGTGCCACACGGTATTAATGGTAAAGTTTTCAGACCATTGACTACAGACCCAGAATTGAGCGAACTTCAATTGATTCGTCGTCAATACTTCAAGAAAGATTACAAGTATGTAATCTTCTATAACAACCGAAATATTCGTCGTAAGCAGACTAGCACTATTATGCTCGCTTACAGAACATTCTGCGACAATCTTCCAAAAGAAGAAGCAGCTAAGTGTGTTTTATTTTTGCACACACATCCAATTGATGAAGCGGGTACTGATTTACCGTCGTGCAAGCAAGCATTTTGTCCCAATTACGATGTGGTATTTAGCGTTGATAAAGTTCTTCCAGAAAGAATGAATCAGCTATATAACATTGCTGACGTAACGGTTAATTTGTCAGACAATGAAGGATTTGGTATTGCTACGGCGGAAAGCGTGATGGCGGGTACACCAATCATCGTGACAGTCACTGGTGGATTACAGGATCAATGTGGGTTCGTTGATGATGCTGGAAATCCAGTAAAGTTTGACAATGGTTGGGGTACAAATGCGGACGGCAGATACAAGAAGCACGGAAAATGGGTAACACCAATCTTTCCTGGTGCAAGAATGATGCAGGGTAGTATTCCTACACCATATATTCTTGCTGATTATGCAAGATGGGAAGACTGTGCAGAAGCATTTATGTATTGGTATCTACTGAGCAAAGAAAAGCGTAGAGAATATGCACTTGAAGGTAGAGAGTGGATGCGCGGAGCAGGTGGATTAAGCGCAGAAAGTATGTGTGAAAAAATGGCCGCTGGTCTTGATGATATGATGTCAAGCTGGAAGGGCCGTGAAAGATTCAATATACATCGTCACGACGAATATGTTGGACATAACATGCCAAATAACAGTCTTGGATTTCCGATTCCAAAGATTGACAAGAACGCAGTACTAACAAAATTCAACTAATAAAATATTATGGCTAAAGCATTAACAAGAGAAGAAGCAAAAACTAAAATCTACGAACTTGCCAAACAACTTCGTGAAATCGAGATGGAAAAGAGGGTTGTGATGACCGACTTCAAGGATCGCATCAATGATGTTAAGGGTGAAATGGAAGCCATCATTGCGGAACAAGAAGGTCTTAATACACAGGGAACAAATCCATAAAACTAATAAAGGTTATACATGAGCAACGAAATTAAACCAGTATGTGTAATACAGGGACCGGTGGCATCTCGCTCTGGTTATGGAGATCACTGCTTTGCCATAGCGTCCGATATCATCAAATGGGATAAGTTTGATGTTAAGATCGTCCCTATGCGCTGGGGTGTATGTCCAAATACCATGTTGGACGATGAGAATCGTCCGATGGTTAAAGAAATAAAGAACAGAATACTTACTGGTCCATTGACCTCGCAACCAGAATTATTTATTCAGGTATCTATTCCGAATGAGTTCCAACCAAAAGGAAAGTATAATATTGGCGTAACGGCGGGCATCGAGAGCACAGTACCAAAGCCAGAATGGATTGAAGGATTGAACAGAATGAATCTTAATATCGTTCCTTCAAACTTTTCCAAGGAAGTGTTTGTCAAAACTGCTTATGATCGCAGAGATGAGCGAACGGGTGCTGTAGACAAGATCCAACTTAACAAGCCAATAGAAGTTGTATTTGAAGGAGTAGACACGAATGTTTACAAGAAAACCTCGGAATCTTCCGCAGAGATTGATATGGCAATGAGTTCTATACCAGAAACATTCTGCTATTTGTTTGTAGGACACTGGATTCAGGGAGATCTTGGTGCGGACAGAAAAGATGTTGGAATGCTTGTAAAGCTGTTCAGCGAAGTGTTCAAGAATAAAAAGAATGCTCCTGCTCTAATTCTAAAAACTAGCGGAGCAACATTCTCAAAGATCGATAAGGCTGAAATCTTAAAAAAGATAAACGATATTCGTGCACCATTATCAGGTACGTTGCCAAATATATATGTCATTCACGGGGAACTGACTCCATTGGAGTTGAACAGATTGTATAACCATCCAAAGGTAAAAGCCCACGTTAGCCTTACCCACGGCGAAGGATTTGGTCGCCCATTGTTGGAAGCAACACTCAGCGGAAAACCATTACTTACAACAGGATGGAGTGGACACGCGGACTTCTTGCCAGAAAATTTGGCAAACTTGCTACCCGGTACACTGGTGAATGTTCCTCCCAGTGCGTGCAATGATTGGCTCGTGAAAGAAGGGCAGTGGTTTAATGCCAATTATAGCGTCGCTGCCCAAAAGCTAGAAGATATATACAACAATTATATCAGTTATGTTCCAAATGCCGAAAAACTTCGCATTCAAAACTCTGAAAAATATAACTTGGAAGAAGCGGGGAAACTGTTGATCGAAGTACTTAACAGACATTTGCCGGTGTTTGAAAAGAAAGTAGCAATCACATTGCCAAAGTTTAAAAAGATCACGCCTACTGCATCGTGAAAATAAGTTATCTTATTACTTGTCATAATGAGACAGTTCAACTTCTTGAGCTTATTGAGAAGCTGAACTCTCATATTGAATCTGCTGCCCCAAATGACGAAGTTGTGATATTGGACGACTTATCAGACAATCCAGATACTATAAAAATATTGGAAAAAGCTAAAAGCTATGGAATGAGTGTGGTTCAGCATAAGTTAAATAAAAACTTTGCCGAGCATAAAAACTATGGCTCAAAACGTTGTGTGGGAGATTTTATATTCCAGATTGATGCTGATGAATATCCATACGCCAATTTATTGGCAAATATTCACGAGTTGATAGAATCCAATCCTACTGTAGAGTTATATAGAGTCCCGAGAGTAAACATCGTGCGTGGATCAACGCCACAAGATGCAATGATGTGGGGGTGGCATCTAAGCACACTTCCAGATTTTGGAAATGAACCTATCATAAATTGGAATCACGGGGATTATCAATCTCGTATATACAAAAACAGTCTCAAGATACAATGGAACAAGCCGCTGCACGAAACTATTGTTGGGGCCGAATATACATCCGCATTACCCAAGGAAGTCGATTGGGCGCTTATACACGATAAAACTATAGAACGCCAAAAAGCACAGAATATGTTTTATAACCAAAATTGGTCAAAAGAAGCCAATATGGGGCAAGGTTAATATATGAAAATATCAGTAATCGGTCATAATCATCTGGCGTATGTCACTGCTGCCTGCATGGAGCAGTTCCATAAGATAAACGTGGACGACGATAAGATTATGAACAGTGAAATCATATGGATTTGTTATGATACACCCGTGGATGAAAACGGAAAGCCAAGTTCGCAAGTAATAATTGACAGACTGGATGCAATACTGCCAAGAGTAACTTCCGAGACGATAGTATTGATATCCTCCCAAGTTCCAGTTGGAACTTGCAACTTGATCCAGAAAAAATATTCTGGGTTCATTCACGTTGCTTGTTCTCCCGAAAATCTACGTAGAGGCAAGGCTATTAATGATTTTATGAATCCAGAAAGAATCGTCGTTGGAACAAATGGAAATCCGGCAGTCAATAAAAAACTCGAAGAGTTGTTTGCACCTTTAAAAAAACCAATATTTTGGACATCTGTTGAATCGGCTGAGATGATTAAACACGCTCTGAATTCTTTTCTTGCGTTGAGTATTGCTTTCATCAACGAAATAGACAAGGTAGCAAAGGCTGCTGGGGCAAACTCGGATGATGTAGCATATGGACTGCAATCGGACAAGCGTGTTGGATTTTTATCTTATTTGAAGCCAGGTGGTCCATATACCAACGACACTCTTGGTAGAGAAATATATACATTGATAGAACTTGACAAAAAGTTTAATTTAGGATTATGTTTAATTCCTGCAATAAAGAAGTCCAACGATGAACATACTAATAACAGGTCATAGTTCTGGCATAGGAGAAATGCTCGCACAGAGACTGCAATCGCAGGGTCATACAATATACGGACTATCAAGGTCTACCGGATATAAATGCGATGTTTCTAATTGGGAAGATGTGGAGGGCTGGGCAAGATACCTTTTGGACTCAGATATTTATTTAGACGGAATAGTTACCTGCGCCGGTACTCAAGGAGAACTTGGAAAGCTGACAGAAACTGATCCTCAAAAATGGACAGACACAGTCAGAGTTAATTTGGAGGGAACATATAATACAATTCGCGCCTTTTACCCATTGATGGATCAAACGAAAAGAAAAAAGATCGTGTGTCTTGCTGGGGGAGGATCTGGCAACGGTAGAGCATATTTTTCCGCTTATGCGGTTGCTAAAACTGGTGTAGTAAGAATGGTCGAAACTATGGCATTGGAAGAGTCAACTTTGGATATAAATGCCGTTGCGCCGGGTGCAATTAAAACGAAGATAATAGATGGTCCATTGCTTGCTGGCCCAAGGGTGATTGGCCAGGAAGAATATGACAAAGCATTGAAGCAAAATGATGGAGGAGATGATCCGGAACCAGCATTGTCTTTGATAGAATGGTTGCTGTCCAAAGAAAGCGATGGTATATCCGGCAAGTTTATAAGTGCCAGATGGGATAACTGGGGTAATTTCAAAGATCTTTCCAAGGAAATTTATACTCTGCGAAGAATAACCAAATGAAAATAGCCATACACGTAGAGCAGATTGATGATAGAGGATGTGGCACGGTCACATATGACTATTATATGGGCTTGAGAGATTGTTTGGGACAAGATCCAATTATATTGAGTTCCAGACCGAAGTCTACTTGTCCTATGGATAAGTTTTCAGGGTTGAACTATCATTTGTATGAAAATGAAACAGATATACCGAACATAATAGACCGTGAAAAAATCGATTTGTTTTATATGATCAAAGCCGGTGGTAGAAATGAAGGAATTACCCCGACAAACTGCAAAACTGCCATACATTGTATATTTAGCATGAGCGAACCGCACGGTAATGTATATGCCGGGGTGAGTGAATGGTTGGCTAAGATGTTCAACAAAAAAGAGTGGGTTCCACATATAATAAATCTACCAAAAACAAATGAGACTCTCCACGACGACCTTGGTATTCCAAAGGACGCATTCGTGCTAGGAAGACTGGGAGGATATAATCAGTTTGATGTACAAGACGCACATCGTGCATTGGCAAGATCCATTGAAAAAAGAAAAGATCTGTGGGTCATATTTCTAAATACAAAACCATTTGTTTCACACCCAAGAGTAAAGTTTTTACCTTTCAACCCAGATTTGATGTACAAGAGTAAGTTTATAAACACTTGTGATGCCATGATACACGCCAGAAGTGATGGAGAAACTTTTGGGTTGGCTATTGGAGAGTTTTCATCGTTCAATAAGCCAATATTCACCTATGATGCCGATTATTGGTGGTATATGCGGGCACATTTGGATATGCTCGGAGAAAAAGCATTGAAATATAAAAACGAAGAAGAGCTAACTTCATACTTGTTACAGATTGACAAAGACTACATCAAGGATGTAGACTGGGATTGTTATTCGGTAAGGTTCTCTCCGTCGAATGTAATGAAAAAGTTTTACGAAGTATTCATAAAATAATATGTCAACTATAGTAGATACAAAGCACGGAAAATTTTTAATATTGCCCAACGATGCACTCGGCCAAGCATTGATTAACAACGGAGATTTTGAGCCACATTTTTACAATATTGCCAAGAATGTGGTTAAAGAAGGAGACATTTGTTTAGACTGCGGTGCCAATCTTGGTTATCACGCCATAACGATGGCAAGAATGATTGGACCTCGTGGAAAAGTTATTGCTTTTGAACCATTACGGGTAATATTCCAGCAACTAAATGGCAATGCATTCCTGAACGGGCTCAGAAACATAATCGCCTTGAATGTTGCCATTGGAAATCAAACCGGCATCATACAGATGGATTATGTAGATGTAGATAATCCAAGCGGAGTTAATATAGGAGCTACCAAGATCGGAGCCCACGGAGATATGGTTGAGATGATTAAAATAGATGATGTGATCCAGAATGGCGTATCTTTTATGAAAATAGATGTCCAAGGATCTGAAGTATTTTTATTGGAAGGGGCAGAAAATTTGATAAAAAATTCAAGACCGGTTATGTTCATTGAAGTGGAAAATCAATGGCTGACATGTTTTGGACAAACTTCGGAGACTCTGCTTAACAAAATAATGTCTTTGGATTATATACTGGTAAGAATAAATAATGAATATCCGTGTGACCATGTGGCAATTCCAAGAGAAAAGAAACATTTGTTGAATGATATAATGAAGGACGTAGGCCATCCAACGGAAATCATAGATGGAAAGTCTATATCTTTGAATTTTGATAGAAATGATTGGCAAAAAACCATAAATTATGGAAGTTATACTGTAAACGTATGAAAAAGATCACAACTATAATAAATTACTGCACCAATGACTATATGTTTTTAAAACCGTGTATTGACGCAGCCAAAAAAGTTTCGCATAAAGTTTTGGTTCCATATTGCACCAAGTTCCATGATGGCACCGATCAAGATACGAACCTGTTGGCCAAATCCGTCAACGAAAACTGTGGAGTGGACTTCATAGAGTTTGATTACAATCCTCACCAGTCTTCTCGTTGGCACTGTAATATATCAAGAAAGCTTGGAATACAGTTGGCTCCAGAAGACACTGATTATTTTATGCTTTTGGATACAGACGAGATCATTGTACCTGAAGAGTTCAACGCTTGGTGGGCAGCGGAACAAAGCAAGTTGTTAGTCAGCTACAAACTAGCCAACTATTTTTATTTCAGAGATTTTAAATACCAATGCAAGGATTGGCAAGATTCAATCGCACTTGTTCAAAAGGGTCCATATACGGAAGATCCATATATAATTCACGAGCACGAAAGGTCCGGCGTGTTTGATTATGTACCATACTATCAGAGAGCTAGAAATGTAACATACAATGGCAAGCCATTCATACATCATTATTCTTGGGTGCGAAGCAAAGAAGCTATGTTAAAGAAAGTGAGTTGTTGGAGTCATAATCAAGACCAAGATTGGACATCTCTTGTGCATAAGGAGTTTTCTGAGCCATTCAGAGGCAAAGATTCTATATTTGGATTTGAATACAACACGGTAGAACCATATTTGAATATCAAAATAGAATGAAAATAAAGATATTTGCCAGACATTGTAAGTTTTCCAGTAACTCTGCCAACAAAGCCAGACCAAGCTGGTTTACACGAGAAGGTTGTTTCAACAGTTTTTTGAATACACTTGATGCTGACTGCGAGTTGAATATATGTTTTGACGGGACTGCTGCTGGTAGCGGGCACTTCTTAGAAAATCCGAAGTATGCAGGAAAATTTAAGCTATATGAAAAGAAGGGTGGCAACGACGCCAAAAGCTTTTTGAATCTGCTTGATACTGTAAAATCGTCGGACTTCTCCGATGAAGATATACTATATTTTGTGGAGGATGATTATCTACATAATATAGGTTGGACAAAAATATTAAGAGAAGGATTTAAATATATTGACGTAGACTATATAACATTATACGATCACAACGATAAATATTTTTACCCAATGTACGAAGAACTTATGTCAAAAGTAGGATGTACTCCGAGCACTCATTGGAAAACGATTCCAAATACCACAAACACATATGCTTGCTTGGGCAAAACATTCAAGCGAGACTTTGCTATTCACGTAAAGTATTGCGACACAGAACGTGGTCTCACACGAGACTTTGACAAGTTTGCTGAACTATCTGGGTCTGGTAGAACCTTAATCAATCCTCTACCGGGTTATTCAACTCACTGTGAGCCCCAGTATATGAGTCCAGTAGTAAATTGGGAAGAAGTATATAATAAGACCTGCAACTTTAATTAATTTATGGAAAACAATCAACGCGAAGATATCTCAAAGTTTGTGGAGGAAATATCCAAGAAATATGGATTTGTTCCCAAGTTTGCACACAATCTTGTAGCCAAGGACAAAAAGAAGGTATACTACTCCGGTGCATATTTTGACAACAATGAGCTTGTTGCCGCAATAGAAACTCTGCTTTTCGGCAAATGGTCGTCTTCTGGAGAAACTTGTGCCAGATTTGAACGCGAGTTTGGTCGCCATATCAACAACAAGTTTTCATTCTTCTGCAATAGTGGCTCAAGTGCTAATCTTCTTTTAATTGCCGCTTGTAAAGAATATTTTGGTTGGAAGGATGGCGATGAGATAGTTGTATCCGCCGTAGGATTTCCTACTACCGTGTCCGCCATTGTTCACAACGGACTAAAGCCGGTGTTTGTTGACATCGAATGGAGTACACTGAACTTTGATCTATGCAAAATTGACGAAAAGATCACATCACGTACTCGTGCGGTGTTTTTGAGTCCCGTTTTAGGTAATCCACCAGATATGGACGAAATGCTAGCTATCACCAAGAAGCACAATCTAAAACTGCTACTTGATAACTGCGACTCTTTGGGTTCCAAGTGGAGAGGCAAATATCTGAACGAGTACGCCGTAGTGTCTAGTTGTTCGTTCTATCCTGCACACGAAATCACCACACTTGAAGGTGGTATGGTGTCTTCCGACATTCAGGAGATTGTGGATATAGCAAGAAGCTTTGCCACTTGGGGTAGAGATTGCTATTGTGTCGGTGCTGCGAACTTGCTGTGCAATGGCTCTTGCAACAAGCGTTTCTCTAACTGGCTACCAGAGTTTCCAGAGCTAATCATAGACCACAAGTACGTATTCAATCGTATTGGTTGGAACCTGAAGCCACTTGACTTGCAAGGTGCTATCGGAATGGAACAGCTAAAGAAACTTGAATATATCTGCAAGACTCGCCAATCAAACAAAGACGCAATACAAGCGTCGTTGAAGAAGTATGTGGCTGGGGTAAACTTTCCCAATACGTTCTTGGAAACCGACTGGGTTCCTTTCGGTGTTCCTGTTATCTGCAAAGACAAGAAGCAGAAGGAGACTCTTGTAGCATTCCTAGAAAAGAATGGCGTGCAAACTCGAAATTACTTTGCCGGAAATCTATTAGTACATAATGGATACAAGCATTTGGATGATTACAAGAAGTATCCAGAGTCCAACAAGGTATTGGATCTTGTGTTCTTTCTTGGCTGTGCACCCACTATTTCTACAGATAACCTAGTACACATTGACGGAGTATTATCAACATGGGTAAACTAACAATATTTGGCGGCACCGGTTTTGTTGGCAGCAATTTTGCCAGACTATATCCTGAAAAAAGCATTATTATGCCACGGGACGAGAACTGGATGGAAGGTATGCACGATGTTTTATATCTTATCAGTACCACACACAACTATCACGTATTTGATGACCTTCATAAAGACATCGACACCAACTTGAATAAGTTAGTTGATGTGTTACCAAATGTACAGGGCACATTCAACTTTGTCAGCAGTTGGTTTGTGTATGGAGGAGGCTATGGCAAGTATTATCCGGCCAGAGAAATGCATCCTTGCAATCCAAAAGGATTTTACTCCATAACTAAAAAAGCAGCAGAGGATCTCACAGAGTCTTTCTGTAGAACGTTCCATAAAAACTATAGAATACTTCGTCTTTGCAACGTTATTGGAGGAGACGCTGGTGCGGGCAAGAAGAAAAACGCACTGGAGTTTTTGATCAGTAACATTGTAAAAAATGAACCGATTGATGTGTACAAAGGAGATAACTATAGAAACTTTTTGCACGTAGAAGATGTTTGCGCCGCGATGAAGCTTGTTACAGAACAGGGTAAATTGAACAGCATATATAACATTGGTGCCGAAGATAGCACCAAACTAATGGATATCGTGGATTATGTGATAAAAAAGACAGGGTCTAAGAGTAAAATTACATACATTGATGCTCCAGAGTTTCATCAAATAGTCCAGTCCTCAAACTTCTTTATGGACTGTGAAAAATTGAGATACCTTGGGTTTAAACCAAAGTACACAACAGAACAAGCCGTTGATAAAATACTTGAAAATTTATGAAAATAGCAATGTTATGGCACGGAGATGAAACTAAACCGGAGGATTATTGGAACTGTCCTCTTGGTTTATCGTTTGCTTTTAAAAAATTAGGACATCACGTTGATATATACAAGTTTGACGCCGGAAATTGTAATTTGGAAAAGTTTTTTCCCGTAGCAGACAACTACGATTTTTGTATAGTTATGTGGCCGTTTGTGTCTCAAACTTTAGATTCTGAAATAAAAAAATTAAGATCTTTAAGTAAAGTAAAAATAGTATTGGACCTTGGAGATGAGCCTCAAACTTTTGGACAAGGGTTTGAGCGTATAAAATATGCGGATGCGGGTTATACACCGGATCTTCGTTGTAAGCGAAAATATATAGAAATGGGTTATAATGTTCATTGGCTCACGCATTGGGGAGACGAGCATCTATTTTACCACGACAAAGACGTACCAAGAGAAAACAGGTGTGTTACAACTTGTGGCCAGAGGTATGGTACTGGCTATTTAGAAACTATGCTTGGAGATAAGTTTGTAAATAAAAGAATAACTGCCAAAGAAAATACTACATTTTTTAATAGTGGAACGGTTGCATATCAATTCGCAAACCACGACGAAATAACACGTAGAGTTATGGAAGCGGGAGGTTGCAAACTGGCTGTAGTTACAAATCGTATTTCACAAGAAACAGGAATATACGACTTGTTTAAAGATGGTGTAGACATAATGTACTATCAAAATCAAGAAGATGCTCTTAAAAAAATTAACTTATTGCTGGAAGATGATTTTTTAAGAAATGCTTTGGCAGAGAATATACATAGAAAAATAAACTTACATCATCGCGCAGAAACTCGCTGTAAGCAGATTATAGACATAATAAAATCATTTAAGTGATTGACAATCAGTAAAAAGTATAGATAATAGATAAAAATGACAACTGGTCCCAAAAGAGGTTTATATTACTATACCGTGCTACTATTTTCTATAGTAGGATTCTTTATAATGATATATTCATTTCATTATATCAAGACCGCATATGTAAATGGTACATTCTTTACTGATATTCTTGGGACCATATACGCTCTGACATCTATAATGGCAGAGTTTATATTGATCAGCGAAACGCTAAAGCACCGAGAGGGATATACAACCGTAGTCACCACTAAATACAACCTGTATAAATGTAGGGCCATTGGTGAAGAAAAGACTTTTATGATGTTTGCAGACAATGAAGAAGAACTTGAGTTATTTTTTGCAATCACGCAACCAGACAAAAAGTACTTCATAGAGTCTGCCGAAATGTCTGGAAATAGTATCAAGATGAAAGTTTTTAACGGAGATATACTAGATGAGTAAGACTGCCGCAATCATTCTGAATCACAACATGCCTGATTATACAGATATGTTGTACGAGTCTCTGAAGCCATATGAGAGACACGACTATGACTTGTTTGTATTAGACAATGCGTCCAAGCCAGAGGGAAAAAGTAAATATACATCATTCGAGTTGGAACAGAATGTATATTTTGGTGGTGGATTGAATGCGTCGATGCAGTTTGTAAAAGAGAACCCGAAATATGACTCGCTGTTGTTCTTGAGTAATGATCTTACTATTCACGGATACGAGTTTGTTCGCACGCTCCGAGATGAAATGTTTGAGGAGGTTTTCATGGGCAAGTATGGTGCCCAAGAAGTCAAGTATGACATTGTGTCACCAACGTTCTATAACATAGAACCAAACCAGCAGTGTCATTGGAAGTGTATGCATAGTAGATGCAGTGCTGAAATACGTCAAGTGCCATACTCGGATTTTCAATGCCCACTTATATCCAGAAGACTCATAGAAGCTGTTGGAGAGATTGACTCCGATTTGATCTGGGGATGGGGACCGGATTGGCTTTTTGCTCTTACCGCCAGAAAACTCGGACACAAGATTGGTGTAGTTGATAGATGTTGCGTGTTACATCATAACTCTCTCACTGTAAAGCGAGGTGTAGCGGGCATAGACATACCTACGTACTGTAAGAACGCTGAATCCGGCATGTATAAGTTTTTCCAAAAAACTGGAATGTACGAAGAGTATATGAATCTGAGAAACGAAACTCAACAATATGAATACAAAAACTGAACACCAGACTGAGTTCGATTTTATGAAATCGAAGCAGACAACTTTTAACTTCGACGATTATGTTTATCCTTTGTATTCGGTCGGGGGATTAAAATTACATCAACCAACGTACTCCAACATTGTATTCAGAAATAATGATGAAAATGTTGGTACACTAGATTGGTCAGACGGTACAATGAAATTTAAAGGCGAAGCCGACGAAAGTGCCCAACTTTTCTTCGATAGCATAATCAAGATATACGTTCAATCTAAACTGCCTTTTGCAAGCTGATTATGTATAAATACACTTGGATACTCAACACATACAAAAGTCTGCCATACTTGAAGTTGGCGGTTGAGTCTATTCGTGAAAACGCATTCTATAAAGATCAACCAATCATTGTTTATACAGAGAATGATACGGAAACGCGAGATTGGTTATTACAGCAGAATGATATAGAGTGTATTTATGAAGAGAACGCCAAACCAAAAGGTATAGGCGGTGGCGTAAATGAAGCGATCAAGCGTGTGCGAACGGAGTTCTTCAGTCTTATACATAGTGATATGTATATCAGTCGCCATTATGATAAGCCGTTGCTAGACATAGTATCTGCAACAGAAAAGCCTATGGTTGCTTGCTCTTGGAGATGCGAACCAAACATATTCAACAATGTTGATAGAGTAGGAACCACCTTTGCGCCGCCAAACGCACAAGACGGATTTGGTGTGTATCATCACGACTTTAAGAAGCGAGATTTCTTGGAATGGGTTGATGACTTTGTAAAAAACCTCAATCCACTCAGTTTCAGAAAGGTGGAGGGAGTATCATATATGATGCGAACCAAGTATTTCATAAATAACGATCCACGATTTGCTCCTACATCATATGAGGATATGATGCAGAACGTGATTATGCAGTTGAACGGATATGAATTCGTTGTTACTACCAAAGCAATGGTATGGCACTTTGGGGCACGTAGCAGCCATTTTCTTGGCCAGCACGACAAGCTAGTCGGGACATCAGACCGACAGAAAGAAAGTGAGAGATCAAACTTTGCAACGTGGATGCAACTTTGGGGAGAGCCACCATCATACGATGAAGTTGGGTTTATAAAGGTGACAGAGCAAATGCGACAACGCTATATAAAAAATAAGGAGTTATATCTATCATGACAGAATCAGCCAAAAAATATTTTGAACTGTATTATAAAGTACAGCGTGCTATTGTTCCTCA